GGGTCAAACATAGCTTCTGTGTATGGTGAGTCTAAACTCACTGGAATTAATGTAAATGATTTAGCATTTCTAAAAGTAGAATTTACTAACATCATATTTTGTCCTATTTGGTTTGCCATAATATATTTTATTATTTGTTTGTCAAAGATATGGAACTATTTTTTAATAATTGGTTAATAACGTGATTATTATCAATTAATGTTTCTTTTTCAAGATCTGGTGGTGTACATACTTCATATACATCTTCTATAGATTTAATACTAACACCTAAAGTTTCTGCATATTTATCATGTACACTATCCGGAGTTAAGAAGCCTTCAACATAACTTCCTATTTTATCTTGTCCTCCAAAGAAATCTATTATTTTGATTTTGCTATCTAAACTATATTGTGAGTATTTACCATTGATAAATCTTTTTATATCAGTTTTAAAGCTAGAAAAATCATATATATACAACTGTGTATTTTCATTTAATTCAATAGCCTCTTCAAAAAGTGGGTTATTTATCAAGTTATCTGCTGCAAATTTATTAAAGACTTTTGTCTTTTTAGTTTTATATTCACAAAAGAATTTATGATCATTAACAGAATAGACATTATCCCATGCAACATACGTTTGTATTGGTACATGGGTTATGCCTTTCTTTATTTGTAGTAAAGGATAAAGAAATACTTTGCTTTTTTGAAAATATTCTAAATATACGCCCATACTACAATTTAACCTTTTTCACTAATAATTCATAAGGTAATGAATAGTTTCTCTCATTGTAGTGATATCCTGCAGTCTTTAATACACCACCAAGACCCTGAGCCCAATTGCCCATAGATTCTTGAGATACATCAAAAACATATACTTGATTATACTTATCAATCACAATAAATTTAAATTCTATAGTGTAATCATCTCTATCATCTCCAAGAGAATCATAAACCATTTTAGAATAAATAGCAGCTTGTAACCAGTAATTATAAAAGTCTACGCTTTCTGCAAATGCATCAACAGTTTTACCAGATGTTTTAAGATCACATATTGTTACTGTCTTTGACTCAGAGTCAACAGTATAGTAATCTACATATCCATGTAATTTAAATGGATAGCCATCTAGATCAGAAACAAGATATTGTTCTGCATATGTAGTTATTGGATCTAAATCAAAGTCAGTCTGTTCATTTTTAAATAAACTCATAACCTCTTCATTAGCTTTTATAACTTCAGCTTTAGCAGTACAATCTAATAATGTCTCTTCATTAATGACATCTACATTAGTATTAGATAAGAATTCCCAATAAGGTTCAAACTCTTTTTTTATGATCTTTACAATACGTTGTTCATCTGTTTTAAGAGATTGATATAAATTCATTTCTTTGAGTGAATCCAATACTATTTCAGATGGAACATCAAATAACAATTTTGCATCAGTATATAAAGACATGTTTTTTAGGACCTTTCTAACACTATCTGATGGTGCTTTACCGGGTACAATGTTAAACTTTTTGTTTAAGTTCTCAGGTTCAAACACTAAACAATGTACAAGTTTACCTTCTACTAAATGTTTATCTGTCTTAACCTCACGTTGTTTAAGAATATAGTCCTTGTAAAACAAGGATGGTGAAAATAAAATTTTGTTAAGAGAAGAATAACTAAATGCAAAATCTTTATTTGCATAAAAGTCTTCTTCCCTTTCCATGTTTCTATTCATCTGAAATAATTTTATTAGTTAATTCTTCATTAATGTACAAAGAATCTAAGTCAACCTTAAATACATTTGCACTTGGTCCTACTAAACTAGCTAGAAATGTTGTATGAAGCTTTTCTCTTGTACTATCCACAGCAAATTTAGTTAATTTTCTGTCAGCAGCCAAAAGATTTAGATACTTATTGAAAGAGTAAATAGCTTGAGTATTATGATTTCCTTCATAAGCTTTCATTCTTTTTCTAAAAGCTTTAACGTTAACTGTATTCCAGTTTGTAGTAGCTTTAAGCCAATCATAGTGCCAAAAATAAATACCAGATACTACATCAAATGATTTTTCAATATTGGAGTTAGCCAACATCTCTAAGGCTAATGATCTATTATCTATATCACTACTAGTAACCATTTTCTCTACCTCATCAAACTTTTCACTTTCTAAAACAGCAAGATCCTCGTCTATTATAGCACACACACTAGTGTCTACAATAAGAGTAACCTTAGAGTTTATAATACTATCATACACAGCGTAGTTCTCTTTTGGTAATATCCAATCATGACCATCATGATCCTTTGATCTATTTGCCTGAGTTATTTGTTCTATAAACTCATACATTTTTGTTACAGCAGCATCTTGAGTACCCCAGTTTTTGTTGTATTTATAACTAACTCTATATGTAGTATCTGTTTGAGACATAAAATCTCTTAGTATAGCCAATGCAGAGTCAGATAATAAATCTGAATTTTTAAGTTCTGCTAAAACTCTATACATTTCTACATAAGAGACAGAGGTTCCCCATTCTCTTTGAATAAGTTTATCAAAAAACTTCATAGAAACAATTCCTACGTCAGCTTTATTTATATCTCTAATAACTTTACAGTTAAACCTTTCTTTCAAAAGATCTACTTTCTGTCTAGGTAAATCCAATTTTGGATACCTATAGATTTTTTTATCTTGTAAGTCAACAGTATCTGCAAGATTTGGTACACCAAGCTTAACCATATCTTCAGTTCTAACTTCCCATGAATTACTATTATACATGTGCATACCATCTAGGAAATTCCATTTGAATGCATCCCCTTTCAATCTTCCATTGGTATCTATTGTATCATTTGTACAATTAATTTCTAATTTTACTCTTTTTCTCATTTCTTTAAATATTTTTGATATTCTTTTTTAACAGCTACTTTAAATGTATAAAGATCTCTGTTGTGAATGCTTATTTCTCTTCTTACTATAGGCTCAAGATATCTGAATGTTACTTTATCAAGTTTCTCTTCTTGCTCTAACCATAATATCATGTCTTGTGCACTCTTACGATTGAAATCATTAAAGTTTGATGCCTCTAACCAATACTGCAAATCTTTATCTCTATTATCTGCATATGTTATACTACTACAGTCTTGTGCAAACTGCCATAATAAATGATAGTTTTTCTTATAATCTATAGTTGGTATAATTTTAAGAGCTAAAGATTTATCATCAGAATATGAATTTAACTGAGTTTTAAGATCACTTAGAAGCTGTTCATCAAGAGTCATTTTAGTAGCAGACGCATGAAGGACTGTCTCAGGATCAATAACACTAACATCTGTAGTATCAATTATATGAGCCAAGTTTATAGCCATACCAGTTAACATCCAGCTATCATACAAACTATCTTCTATATCTATATCATAGTATCTTACTTTATCTGTGATCTTTGGTGTAATAATACATTCCAAACCTGAATCACCTATTTTTTTAATAATACCATGTCCATTCACATCTCCTTTTGTAGTCTCATAATTCCATAACTTATTCATCATTACTGTAGAAGGAATATTCTCAGCATTAGTTAATTTATAAGTTGATATTTCATCATGACCTATAATTAGATCTGCTATTTCATAATCATTTGTTACAGTTATACCATGCTCTTTAAGAGCAGCCTTCAATCTATCCTGTGATACATTACACTTTGGTAGTATGAAAGCTTTCTTTTTGGTTCTAAAAGTTTGGTCATCCTCTGTAGGGACCGTTAGTATAGTGTTTATTTTTTCATATGTTGTTTGGTCTTGAGTACATAATACTTTATTAACACCAGTACTAGAAACCAACCCATATACAGGGTCAGCTTCTAGTCCAAAGTGCTTTAAAGCATCAGTATCAAAATTTTGATATACTGATTTATTTGCCATTTTATTTCATTGTCATTTGGATGATTTCAGGAACCATCATCAATTTGTTAAACTTCTTTTTATTACCATTAAAGATTGTACGCACAATCAAATACTTAAGATCATTAGTAAAATAATCTTTAGTACATAGTGCTATTAATCTATCAGTCAACTTCTGAGTTATTGTATTCTCTTTAGAATGAACAACTGAGAAGTTACCCAGCCTTGTAGCCAGAGTAGATGCAATATCTGCACGGTACGTATCATCTTTACCAATACAACTTCTAAGCTCACCCAAGATGTATGATTCATTTTCATGAGTTAACAAATCTTTAGGTGTTACAAGCTTATCAAGCTTATTATTAATAAAGGTTGTAAACATAGAAGCAAAAGCATCACCAACACTACCCTCACCAATCATCTGAATCATGCTGAGGTTATCCTCAAAAGAATCAAAGCTTGATATTGCATTAAAGAATGTAGTAATTGATCTTGCATTAGTTTCTTGTGTTACTAACTCTGGATGGAGCAACAGGAAGTTAATACATCTAGTATCAATTCCTGCACCCTCAGCCCATTGTGCCCATACATTAACATCAAACTTCAAGTTAGCGGTTACATATCTAGTCTTCTGTGCACTATCTACACTGTTAACCATATAATCTCCGTTGTCTGGATTTGCTGTCAAAATTATGTGCCAGTCTTTTGGTAATGTCCATGAAATATAAGATTGTCTATCAATCAATTCCATAACTGCCTGAATAAATCTTGTGTCAGCACGGTTCCAGTCATCTAGTAATAAGATACCACCGGCCTTTGCATCTGCAATCCATTCAGGAGCACAATAAGACATTCTGTTCTTACCAGTCATTTTGTATCCATTTTTTAGATACTCTTGTACGGCAAGTTCATCAACCCACATACCAACTTTCTTGGTAGTAGTTTTCAGATTAGCTAAATCTGATGATGCTGCAGCTCTTTGTGCTGCTGTATAAGATATGTCATCAATCTTCTTTGCAGGTACTTGCTTTTCTTTATACATCTGAAATTGACGTACAGGGAAACCAACTAAGTCACCTAGTTCTTCTATCTGAGCTAAATTAAGCTTTACAAACTTTAGGTTATTATCTTGAGCAAGCTCTACTATAGTAGAAGTCTTACCAATACCTGATTCACCTACAACTTCTACAGATACAGAATTCTTACCTGCTTCTTGCAAATATCTGTTATTAGTAATTATGTGATTTACAAATCCTTTTAACTCTGTTACATTTAAATTTACTTGTGCCATTTTTCTATTAATTTAATTTAATTACTTGTCCTGGTAGTTCATTATTCATATCAGAAATACTGCTCAATACCCATAAGGTGTTGTTTGGACAGTTTTCTGGAGAATAAGCCTCACCATCTGTTAAATATATTAGAGCTGTATACTGCCCTTTGTTTTCATTAAAATGATCTACTACTGGTTGGAAGCTTGTCCCACCACGACCATGTATTTCCCAATCTTTTTTTGGATTAAACTCTTTCACGCTATTCAAGCGGGTGTCACATTGTGCTACTGTAATTTTATGACCTGTCTTATACATATGTGCAAGTTCACTAAAGAACTCTTTAAGCTCATCATTATTTACAGATCCACTTGTGTCAACACCAACAAGAATATGATTCTTGAATTTAATCTTAAGTCCTGGATTAGCTGAATAACGTTTATTGTATTTACGTCTCAGCTTTTTAGTATATACTATACTAGAGTTACCTACAAATCTTCTTAGATATCCTTTCCAATCAAACTTGGGCGGTTCAATGTGTGTTAACCTATGAATCAAATCAGCAAGTTCACCAGGGACAGTACCCTGTTTCTTTTCTGTTTGTTCAGCAGATTCTTTAAGCTGATGTTCAATTTGTTTTTGAACTAACTTTTTATCTGCTTCAGGTAATGCATCAAACTCTTCCCATGTACTATGACAGTATGGTGAATTACCATCCATCTGATCCATTAGATTATCTAATGAAGGACAAGTTCCATCCTGTTGTGCTTCTTCCAAAAGTCTGTAATATTCTTTTGTACCTGCTTTTGTAGGAAGATTTAATTCAGGAAAACTTGAGAGTAATAAACCACCTTCAGGTAATTTACTTTCCAGTATGTACTGGTTGATCTCTAAATCTGCAGCTATATTAAATAACTTATGATTAGAATATAGATCTCTTAATAAAAGATGTCCAAATGCAATATGCAAAAGCTCATGTTTAATTAATCCAAATCTGTGATCTTCACTAAGTCCATTATAAAACTCTGGGTTTATTGTCAATTGTATACCAATACCTTGCTTACTTACTCCTGCTGTAGGAATACGCTCACTATATTGTTTATTGATACCAATTAAAAAGAGCCCGTAAAAGGGCTCTGTAAATATTAAACTTTTGGTTGTTCTTGCAACCTGATCTTGTATGTTTATCATTGATTCATAATTTTATCTAATATTTCTTTATAAATAGCATCCGCTTTATGGAATTCTATATAGTAATATAAAGCTTGCTTACCAATTACAGGTTCATCAATAAACTGAACCGCATCAGCAAACTTCTTTCTATGCTTAAAAACTAATGCTTTATGCATAAGTAAATCAATAGCATCATCTTTATAATTATTCTTGTAAATCTCCCAAGCCATCTCCTGATCATCAGGTAAACCTTGAAACATTTCTTTTAATTTAAAAAACTCATCTAATGTAATTACTTTGTAATTATTTCTATCCATACGCCTGGATTCTTCTTATCATAAGTGTATTGCTCAAATGCAGGCAATATAAACTCTGCATTATCATCTTCTATCCAACCATATTTAACCATATCATCTTGCACTGTTTGTGCAGGATTTATATAATCAAACTTATGGCGGCTGCCTCTAATAAATTCAAAAGATATCTTAACTGGAAGCTCATGCTTCTTGAGTTCTTTCTTAAACTCTTCAGTATATTTAAGATAAATATCTTTAGTAGCTTTTCTGTAATTCATAACAGCTTTGCTAGCAATAAAGTATTTACCCGTCCATCTTCTTCCATTTTTACTAGAAGGTACGTTTCCCGGTATAAACCATTTCATATATTATTTATTTAAGGTCTCTTTTAATAATGGTTTTAGCATACTATGCACTTTATCAAACCCATGCTCTTTCATAGCGTCTGATATGTCTTTACATATAGTTGGCACAAAACCGTGGATTTTATATTCTTTTAAATATACTTCCACAGCATGCCTACCTGCATCATCATTATCAAATAGAGTGATTACTTTTTTATACTTCTTCTTTAGGTGCTCTATAATATGAGGTTTAATCATAGTATTTTCTGAATCAGGGCTAAGAACATCTATGTTATAACCCATGCTTTTTAAGCACATTGAATCTTTAAGTGATGAACAAATAACTAAGTAAGGCTGCTTGTATGTTAACTGATCTTTACCTTGTAAATATGGCTTTGCTTTATAAAATTTGTATTTCTTACTAAAAGGTTGATACATTTTATAAACTTCACCATTCTTATCAAAGTAACCATAACACCATTTACTACCTATAGTTAGCTTTCTTATTTCACCTGAATCATCTTTAATTAAATTATAATAATCAATTGGTCTGACGTTGTACTCTTCAAGCATAGTTTTACCTATTCTAAAAGATAACCAAAACTTTCTATCCTCAGTGGTCCATTGTCTTTCTTTAATAAAGTCAATTTTCCATCTTGATTGAGGAGTAAATTTTTGTTGTACATATTCTGATGACCTAACATACTTGTTATAATCTGATGTCATCTTAGTCATAGCATCATGATACTGTAACTCAAACATCAATTTGACTAGGTCTATTTTATTACCACTTCTACCTGTTGAAAAGTCTTTAAACTTATACTGCATAATGGATTTATCTACATATATGCAAAAACTTGGTGTCCTTTCATTAGGATTAAAAATTGATTTAATCTTAATGTCTTGGCCGGTAAGCTTTTCAGGAAGATCTAAATAGTATTGAAATACCCAAGTACTTGGTACATCCTGTCCTTCTCCTACAATGTTTTTTGTGTTAAACATAAAACCAAAGATATTAAAAAGAAATGGGCCCGGCAATATACCGAGCCCACACTTTCTAATTGGAGATATTAAAGTTCAAAATCAGATCCTGCAGTAGGAGCTGGTTCAAAGTTATTAGCAGGAGCTGCATCTTTCTTTACAAATGGTCTGAAATGATTGGTATCATTCTTATCAAATTGTACAAGATTAGAGTTCTCTGTTTCTAGTGCTTCTAAAGGAACACCCATTCTGTTTCTCTTTGGTAAGAATAGATCATTGTTAACATAACCTTCTCTATTTTCCCACTCACGTGCACCTAAGCAAGCGTTGATGTAACCTGTACCAGAACAAATCTTTGCAGCTTTAATCATAAAGTCTTCAATTGTTCCTGCCTCAATAGCATCAAGCTCATCTCTCTTACCAACAACTTCAGATAAGAAAACCATTGCTTTCAATACTTCAGTATCACGGTTAATCTCATTACCATTTGCCAATGTAGCATCTTTAAATGGATATGGAGAAAATCTTACTCTACCTACTTGGCCTGCATAACGCTCACCATTAGGATTATTTACATCTTTAAGAAAGCCATTAAACTCTCCTTCAATAGGCTCACTTTCTACATGTAATGTAATATTATATGCATTTACATCATATGGTGTTTGATCAAATGTTATTGAATTGATCATTACTTTTTGATTACCTGTTCCAATTACTGGTTTAGTTCCACCTGATCCGGCAGACATGTCTTTAGTACTTAACATAATTTTGATTTTTATTAATTATTAATTATTTGTTGTATTCTTCAATACAACTGGTTACAAATTGTAGGTCATTTTTGATAAATTTATCTTCAAACATACCCATTGGTGATTTACATGTGTTCTCTCCATTGTTTTGAGTTTCAAAACCATATTCAAGTTCACCATCATCATTTTTATTTACTTTTCCAAATAAAACAATTGAGAATAAGCCTTCCAAAGTTAGTGTGTTGTCAATCATTTTACCAACAGTCTTAGCTTTGATCTTTCTATTCCCATTTATATCAGTTGAATCTTCTGAGTGAGTTAGAAAAATAATAGTCAAGTCATCTCTTAGATCTTTAGGTAACTTAGCAACTTGTGCTAGGTTAGCTGCAATCTGAGTAAACTTTTCATATCCTTTTTCATTAGCTCTATCAAAATATTCAAAAGAACTCATATATTGCCAATCATCAACAACAATAGTTTTGATATGGCCCATTTTATCATTTACATGACGCATTGCCTTAATAATACCAGGAGCTGTAGCAGCTGAGGTAAGATTACCTTTAGGATTATCTTTAGTTATCTGAGTATACTTACTCTTCCAACCCTTAAAAGGTAGAGGTTTATTTGCTATGTTTATAATGAAAGTCTCTTTGGGATCTAATGTTCTGATTGAGGTAGACTTTCCTGTACCTGAATCAGCAATTACTAATACGCTGTTTGCCATGATTTATTTATTGAATTTATTGATTACTTTGGTTAATGTGATTAATGTTTGATTGATTTCTTCAAGCTTATCTACAAGATCAGTGTTTGATCCTGCATCTGGATTTGGTAAATCAAATAATGTTTTACCTATATCTGCTACAAATTTAGGTTCCTCTATAATAGATTTTCCCCTAGAAGTTATATCATTAATAACTTTTAATTCACTTACAGGTATAAGATGTCTTTGAAATCCTGAGCTAGAAGTAACTAACTCATACTCTGATTTCCAATGAGGATTAGATCTATGTAGATATAATGTTCTCTTTGGGTCTTCAGAATCATAGTCAATACTAACAAACTCTGTATATATATCTTTATCTTTCTCTAGTTCACTAGGAAAGAATGATACATACAATTCATCTTTACCTTTAGGCCTATAAGCCATCTTTGGTATATACAGTGCATTTAGATTACCCATTGTTTGAAAATAATCTTCATGCTCTTCTCTTAATTTATTTACTTTTTGCTTACGTTGCTCAGGAGTTAATCCCATAATTTCTGTATTTAATTTTTTAGTGCTTATCATCTGCGTTCTTGTTGTCCAGGAGTAGGCATCTCTGCAATCTGCATCTTTTCAAACTCTGCTTTGAAAAAACTCATTCTTGCATCACCATTTCTTGCTTTTAAGAAATGCAATACCAATGTCCTATCATTTTCTATAATATATCTATCAGGTCCATAGAACCTAATCTTTTGTTTAGCTGGCCGGTTAATACCAATCAGCATATCTGCATGTTGTAGCATAGCATCTGATCCAAATATATCTGACTCAAGAATATAATTACCATACTTACCATCAATTGCTCTGTCAGGGTTATCAATATTTCTATTAAGTTGTGACAGTGCAATAAATAAACAAGGATAATCTCTTTTACATTGAGTAAAAAATTCACCTAATTCAAATAACATATCTAATGAATTGTTTTGATAAGGCGCTCTCTTTACAAGCATTGTATGATCTAGTGTAATTATAGTTTTCTTACCTTGATGTTTAGTCATATACTGATCAATTTGATCACGCATTTGATTAACAGTTAACGGTGTTGATATAATATCTACAGGATACTTTACTCTTTCTTTAGCATACTGATGACATGTGTTTAATGCTTCAGTACTTAAGACAGATCCAGCACTACATAATTCTTTATATGTTTTACCGGTTATAGAACTAAATTCTCTAATAGCTGATGTTCTACCAACCATTTCAAATTGAAACTCAAGAACTCTGAATTCATCATTAGGATTAAGCATAAAAGACTCACGTATAATCTGATCTTTAATCAGAGTTTTACCTGAGCCAGGTCTACCACCAATAACAGTTAGTGTGTTCCATTCTAAGCCATCAGTAGCTGCATCATTAAACTTAGGCCATGGAGTGTAAATAGATTTCTCTTCTCCTGTTGACCTAGCATACATATATTTTAGTGCATCATTGAAGGCTGTGTACTGGCCCACCCATGCTGGTGTTGGTTTACCCATATTATTTATTTAATTAGTTATACTACGTTTTCTTTAAAGTGATCTTGTTCTGTACTTACACCTTCTACTATCATATCACAGTAGTCAGCTAAAGTAGAATGTTTGACCCTATGCTTATCTTGCTTACATATAAAGTATTGACTTGTTTGCATGTACATATACTCTGCATCTCTATACTCATTTACATACATCTTAGTTGCTTTTTGTACTTCATCCCATGTATGATCATATGTTTCAAAGAACCATCTAAATGCTTCTCCTAAAGCTTTGACATTATTTCTTGCTGGTTTACCGCTTGGTAATTTTTTAGCAGGAAATACTTCTCTATAGCTATTTATTCTTTCTACAAAGTCTTTACCCATTAATTGAATATCAGTCTTTTTCTTAGCTTTAATAAAATAACTGTCTAGAGTAGCACAAATTGCTTTGGCTTTATCTGTCATTGTATATTGACCATCTTTTAATTCAAGAAAGCCTTTGCTTACTAAAACATCCCTATCCTTTGCTACTACCTCTGGTAAGGAGATTTTTTGCTTCATACCAAATAGGATCAAGCTCTGGTTTGGAGTCAGGTTTGCTTTCAGTATCTTCTGAAATAGTTCCCACATATTTTTTTAAGTGTTTTAAAGTGTTATCATGAGCATCCAATACTTTCTGATCATTGCTGAAAAATCCATTCTCAATCATTTTACATGAATTAATAATGGTAGCATGGTTGCGTTTTAAAAATTTACCTATACTAGTCTTACTATGACCCTCTTTATGAGCTAGGTAAGACATAACTTGTACATATACAAGATAATCTCTGAATCTAGTCCTATGCTGTAGATTTTTAACTCTACTATAACTTGGATGTTCTTCATGTAATGCAGATAATGCAGCTTCATGAAATACACCTATAGGAATTCTTTCATTCTTTTTTTCAGGAGCGTAAATATACAACTTTACACCATATGAAGTATAAAAAGTTTTTTTAAATTCATCAATAGCTCTCTTCTTGTTAAGTTCCTGGTTATTAGCCATTTATATTATAATTTAAGGTTATCAAAGGTAATAAAATTTACCATTCTATACAAGTTTTCTCTAGCTTTTCTAATTCTTGATTAGCCTTGTTGAAAACGTCATTACAGTTCCATTCTCCACCTCTATATGCAGCTGATGCAGGGTGAGGACATTTTAAAATTTTACAGTTTGGAATTAATGTTTGCCATTGTTCTGCTTTCTTACCCATAAGTATAAACACAGTATCTTTATTGTGTCTATTTATATTATCAAAAATATATTCAGTAAAGCTTTTCCATATGGCATAGTGAGAACCAATTTTATTTATCTCACATGTAAATGCTGTATTAATTAACAACACGCCCTGGTTAGACCAACGTCTTAAATCACATTCTTCTGGTGTATACATAACTCTACCTGTTTGCTCATATCCACCAATTGTTTGCTTTAATATATATTGTAAAGACTTTTCAGCTTTACCTTTTCTACTGCAGCTAAATGCAATTCCGTCAGCTACACCTAGTTGTGGATAAGGATCTTGACCCACTATAACAACTTTCATATCATCATAAGGACATTCATAAAAGCCATTAAACACATCTTTAAATCTTGGAGTAAAGCGCTTGCCTTGCTCAACGTTTTCAATTAGTGTATTCATTATATGATCAAAGCTCAAACCATTAACATAAGGTGAAAGCATGCGGCTCCAACCGCTCTGTTCTAGTTTATCATTTAAATTATCTCTTAATGTATTGATGTTTATTTCCATTTTTTTAGTAAATTATAGTATATTTGTTATCTAAATTAATTATTATGGCAAGTGAAAAGCTTTTAACTTATGATCAGTGGGACTACAAAGATGTAGTCAAAAATATTGAATTATCTACAGTATATATTGTTTCATTACAAAACATTATTACTGATATGATACACAAAGATCAAAAGCTTGATACTGTAGGTGAAACTTTTGCAAAGTTTGATAAAATCACAGAACAACACCGTAATGGAACTAATCCAATGGAAGGTGTCACTCTTGATAATTGGGAAAAACAAGTTTATACTCTTTTCTCATTATTACAAACAATAAAAGTAGGAGCTTATGATCAAAAACTAAACAAGCCTACTAAAACTACAGCTACTCAAGCAGATCTTAGAGAAGCTACTGCATTAATGATGGAGGGTAGTGAAGAAGCAGAAGCTAAGCTAAAAGAAATACAAAGTAAAATTACTTTAGCGTAACTGCATACCATTAAAGTCTCCTATTTCTATACATGATTGTATTGCTAAATTCAATTCATCTTTATCACAGTCTGCAAAAGATTTACAATACTCTTGTTTGTCTTTTACAAAACATAATCCTGCGGATCTTTTTACTTGTATCTTGGCTTCTTCAAAAGTGTAGCCAATTTCTTGTGCTATTTCTCTAATCATTGCATGTAAGCGTGCTAATTGTGGGTTACTACCCTTAGCACCACTCACACCAACAAATATCTCCAGTCTAGAACCATCTTCTAATTGTTCAAAGAACTTTCTATATTTAGTACCCATTGCTTTAATAGGAAAATATAGTTGACCGTTTTTGACTGATGCTTTTATATATAAGTTATCTTTCATAAGGTTGCTGTCATTATATATCCCTGCAGCAAAAACACTAGTATCAGTAATAGACCTACTAGTGTTACCCAAAAGCAACCTTTATAAATCTTTTCCATTTTTTCAGGTGATCTTCCTTGGTTACTTCTGTACTGTCTTGCTTTCTTTGGTTTATAGACAGACATTTTTTCATCAATAGACTCATCTACAGCTATTTGAGAGATAGTTTTTATATCAACTAATCTTTCATATGCTGCATCTAAGTTTCTTTGGCTATTGCCAGGATGTATATCTACCTCATCTAAATGAGACATTGCTTTTACAGCAGAGGAATAAATTAATATGTTTTTGTTACTCTTTTTCATCTGATTTTCTTTTTATAGGTGTAAATAATAAATAATTAGGATCATGTGGATCTAAATCCATTCCATAGACGCTGACCCATCTGCCATTGTCTAATATATACTGTATGCCTCCTATAAATTTGGTTTCTTGATTATTCTTCATGATATTCTAGTATTTTTTCTTCTATGTCTTCTTCTAATAAGTGTTGTACATCTATGGTAACTTGATTACCATTAGTATCCGTGTTAGTATACCAAACATGCTTTATATCTGCTGATGGTCCATAACCCGGTGTTCCTGGATCTCCATTAGAATCATACCATTGGTCTGGTTCTCCTGGATCATAAGTATATTCTACTTCTACTGTTTCTCCTGTGTTTGTTATAAATTCCATATCACAAAAATCTTAGT